TCGTATGTCGGTTGTGACAGTTCTGCAACAAGCTTGGTCCGTACGTGCGGCGGTATCTGTTCACTGATGCTGATAAGTTCGTCAGGGTCAAACACCGCGCCATCCACCACGGCGCGGTGCGTCTTCTCAAAACGCATACGCAATGACCACCATGATTGCGCTTTCAGGTTCTTGAAGAAATCTTCGTTCTTGCGCGACCCGACACCACGGTCATCACCTTTGTAGACCAGTGCTGTAGGGTTGACAACGGCACCACTGCCTTTGAACTCAGTGAACTTGCGTTGCGATCCTTTGCGGTTGTCCCGACCATTGATCTGCGCCGCGTCGCCGCGTACACCAGCGCCAAGCCCGTCGCCGTCATACCGGCAGTTGTCATAGTCAAACTCATCGCAGCGTAAAAACGCCTGTTCCGTTGTCCAGAATATTGTTTTGCCCTGACCGCTCCAGGCGTCTATGTGTTGTAGCTCGATACCGTGTCGACCGGCCCATGCGTTCAGGTCAAGCCCCTCATCCGCCACATCAAGCGCCGAACGACGTTCACCTTTGATCGTGATACCGAGCTTACGCGCAGCACCGATGGCAGATTGTATCCACGCTGAAGGTATGACAACACCTTGCTTGGACGCTGAATAGTCAAGGTCAATTTCTTGCGCAACGATAAGCGGGTTAAGGTTCTCTTTCTGCTTTTCATACCATGCCTCATCCTTGCGCGGATCGTCACGCCATTGGAAGGTGAATACACGATGTTCGGGCCAACTGTGACGCTTCTCTGCGAACGGGTTGTCAAAGCCATTGACTGAACTGATATCAATCAGGCAATTCGTGTTCTGTGATAAAGCAGCATCGCTCAGTTGGGGCCGTTCAATAAACGCCGCTTCGTCACGGCAATAAATGGATGCGCGACCGCCCCGGCCAATGTTGTCGCCTGCTTCACCACGGATCACTGCGCCAGTTGACGGTATCGTGATGAGCATCGACTTATCACAGTCCCGCCCACCCATGACCCAACCGCCCCGGAACTCAAATGGCAGCAATGACAGGAACATGCGAATTTTGAAAAATAAACAGTCAGGGTCACCGGCACGATCAACAAGGATTTCCTTGCGTGATCCGAATCCGCCTGTGAATCCTTCGTTAGTAACGGCCAGTGCGGTGAATAGTGACACCATCATCCATGACAGGCCCATATCGCGCGACTTGTCACTTACTGCAAATTCTTTGGCTTTCCAACGCTCGATGACCCATTGCAGAAACTCACGTTGGCGTGGAAACAGGATCAACGGCAGCATTGCAGGGTACTGTGAGCCAACATTACGCGGGTCATACGTACATCCCCAATCTTCGATCAGGTCGATTGGATTGTGACGATAATGCGTCAGGACCGCTTTAAGCAATGCCGGATCAGCGCGTAGCTGATGGAGCTTGTCAACGCGCCATTGAAAGATACGGGAGTAATCGGGGGCACGGAAGTCGTGCGCGTAGGGGTAGGGCATGAAAAAGGGCCATAGTTATGAGCTATGGCCCTAGTGTAACGTCGGTGACGGTTTGAGCTAGCTATACAACTCGTCAATGGTATCGCGCGCTACGTTCCGGCGCAGACCATCAGTTACACGAACGATAAGTACTGTCGAGCCCTGCACGCTGTCGATAATCCACGAATCAAGCGTATCGCGTTCAAGAATGGGCGTGTCGGGTCGGATAGGGATACGGATATCGGTCAACATCACATTTCACGCAAAATCGTCAAAAGCGTATCGCGTTCGAATTGCCACGCTGCCGACCGCGCTGCCGACCACGCCGACCGCGCTGCCGACCACGCTGACTCCGCTGCCGACCACGCCGACCACGCCGACCACGCTGCCGACTCCGCTGCCGACCGCGCTGCCGACTCCGCTGCCGACTCCGCTGCCGACTCCGCTGCCGACCGCGCCGACTGCGCTGCCGACCGCGCTGCCGACCACGCCGACCGCGCTGCCGACCGCGCTGCCGACTCCGCTGCCGACTCCGCTGCCGACTGCGCCGACTGCGCCGACCACGCCGACTGCGCCGACCACGCCGACTCCGCTGCCGACCACGCCGACCGCGCTGCCGACTCCGCTGCCGACCACGCCGTCATTTCATCGGTAGCTGTTCCGGCTAGTTGAGACTCACAGTAGTCGATAACACCTTGCAACGCATTACTAACCTGTTCTGCATAGGGTTCGCTATTATGTTTCAGACGCTCGATCTGCACTTTATGGCGAGCAATCGCCAAGTGCCATTTAACCGGCTCCAAGTCCTTGCCGATCTGGACCGCATCTAACAAGTCGGTACCAAACTGTGCCGCTTCTGACTTCGGAACGCCTTCAAAAATTACATCGGCAAGACGCGCCAGCCATTCCGGCCAGCCAAGTTCAACAGGAAAGCGCGAATGATCGTACTTGTTGAGAGTACAACCGACGAAGCATCCACGACTGTTGTCATACCCGGTACCCTGAATGACATCGTCAGCCTTGCGATGCGCTTCGAAACGGGCCTGATACTTCAGTTTTATTGCCGGATCGTTATGATACGAAAGCATATTTTTCACCTATGAAGAAAAAGTCCCGTCCTGCGGGGCGGTGGGTTACTTAAATCCACGTTCAATATCGTTGCGGGACTTTATGCGCACCATCTGATTTTTGATGGTCTCAATGTCCATTGCTGCATCTTGCAAACGTGCCAATAAAACAGAAAATTCCCTGTCTTCCCCGAATGCTTCTACTGCTAAGTGGATGGCGTGTAAACTTTGTCTATGCGCATGTTCGATAGCGTTTATCGCTGCTGTTTCGTTCCGTTCTTGCATTTCAGTCACCTGCTTGTTGTGTGAAAGTGTGACAAGTATAAAACCATTACTTTCGCACCGTCAACAACTATTTGACGAACGAGCGCAACCACGCTGTTATGGCGTCGACGGTGGCTTTGGGAACAACAAACGTTCCGCCATCGAGCCATACGGTACGTTTGCGCGGGCGATGCTTCAGATACCTAACCTTCATCATCAATGTATCCAAAGATTTCGACACGCACCTTGCACATCGGGTTGCGGAACGCGAACGACCGTGCATGACACACGGCGCTAACCTTTTTCCAACTGGCCCGACCGTTCAGTATCAGCGTGCGGGTCGAACCGTCAGGCTCCGTCACACGGATGCGCCAGTCAGCATCTTCACCGATGGTCAGGTTCATCATGTTCTACCCTCATCAGGGTCACGAAAGCCCAATGCGACGACAGCTTGACGGGCTCTAGTTTCGAGCAGTTCGATACGGTCATCCTTGACTTTCAGGTCGCGCCGTCGCTGTGCCTCAAGCTCTTTGTTCGCGGCACGCGCCGCGAACAGTTCATTGCCCAGGCGCTCAATATCGCGGCGGGCGTCTTCGTATTTGACGAAATCACCATCCGCGCACATGTCAAGCGCACCCGGCGAAACGTTATACCGGATCATGGTCATCCCCGCACGGCCAGTTGATATCAAGCACACGCGGATCGACTTCAGGCGGCATCATGTGATAGCGCAGCGCGACCCAACCAACCGTCAACGACGCAATCAGCATCATTGCCACCATTACGTACAGAAATGCTGTCATATCGTTCTCCATATAGTCAACGGTGGCAAGTATGAACCGTAAGTAACGGTTTGACAAGCACAAACAAAACGCCCCATGTGGTTAGCATGGGGCGTTCCTTCCAACAATGCGAACTAGCTATGCGAGCCTTCGAAACCTTTTTACTGCTCCGTGCTTGCCGGGCCGTTCTGAGACACAGCAGGCGCATCGGTCTTGACTGCCGCCTGTGCACCTGTCGACGCTGCGGCGGTCGGCGTATCCGACTTTTCGAACATCGCTTCGAAATGCGACACGCCCGCTTCGATGTTGTCTTTCAGCCAGGTCGCATCTTTTTCGAGCAACGCCAGAATACGCGTCACCAGCGATTCATGTTCGGCCGGAACGACGACCGATACCGTTGCAGCAGCGCCAGCGGCCGGGGCATCATCGGTGAACGAATGTTTCGTCAACAGGAGCATTGCAAGAATCGACTTCTTCATGATAGGGATATCCTTTCGAAAGGTTTGGATCGTTACTAACGTTACAGCAGAGCGGAGTGTATCACAACAGATGCCCAAACGCGTCGTCAATCTTAACCGCGTCATCCACTACACGTGCATCAGGCCAAAGACGTTGAACCATCTGACGCACGACGCGAGCGTATGAATCTTCGCCGCGCTGTTCACACCCTTGCGCTATATGCAAAAGCGTGACTTTCTCAACTGCGGTGATTGGGAACTGTTGCATGGTGTATCCCTAACGGTAACTTGACCTGTTTGCGAAGACGACGCATGTACATGTAGCGTGGAATGATCGTCGCCGCTTCGCTGAAATCGCTAGAACGAAACAACTTGCCGTCCATTTCCTCACCCGGAAACCATGCGGCGATCCACCCATTTGCAACACTCATTGCCATCCGTAGCTTAAATGTCTGCATTGCGACGTACCTCATCAACGATACTGAAACAAACCGGATAGTGCGCCAAACCCTTGACCAATCGCATCAAGCGCACCGCAATGTGAAATTGCATAAGATTGCCTGATACGTACGATCTTGGATGATTAGGCCCATCCTCCTTATGCCAGAATCTAAAGCGATAGCGGCACGTATCATCCATTTCGCGCGTCATTGTGATGTCGCCAGTTTCGTCAAATTCACATCCGGCAGTACATTGTTCGTATTCTGCCGCACATTCAGCACTATGCGGTGTCGTACCGTCTGATGTGCAGTTAATTCCTTTGCAAGTTTCCATGATGGGGGTGTGCTCCGTTACGACGCGGTTGCTGCGGTGAGCGCCGCTTGCGTCTTGGCGTGCGCTTCCTTCTCTGCGGTCAGTTGTTCCGTCAGTTCGTCAATCTTTGTGTTCATCAACGCAACCGTGCCTGCACCTTCGTTATTCGCCTGAGTCAACGCTTCGTTCTGCTCCGTCAGTTCCGCCTGCCTTGCAATGGCCGTCTTGAGTGACTGTTGCAATGTGGTGACGTCGGCCGGTGCGGATGCAACACCGGCGAGCGCCGCGAACTCTTTGGCTTGCGAATGTGCGGTTGACGGTCCTGCGATGTTTGTAGGCTTGCCCATATCGGTCAATCTCCAGGTGTTAGACGCCATCGCGTCATGGGGTCGAAATACTTCTTGTCAAACCGTTACTAACGGTCTACAAAGGAACTGTACGGCAAATGCCGTGCCAATTCAACCGACATTTTAACAGGTGACCAAGATGAACAAGACACACATTCGCGCATATACCAAGGCGCTTGTAGAAGCAGCGATGCACAAACAGACCGCACTCGAAATAGAGCTATCAGTCGGTCTGGCCGTTATGTACGACAGTGAGCCGTCACGCAGGTTAGGGCGCGAAACACTGTTGACGATTTATAACGGCGCAGGCTGGCAGTGCAGCAAGCCCGGTACGCTCGACTGGCGCGCAGTCAACCGGCGCATTACCGCAGCTATTGCGCTGTACGACACACACATGAACGGCGACGTTGCGGAACTGGCCCAAACCGTAAAGGCGGCAGACCTGGTGAGCGCACTGCGCCCGGCCGTTGCGGCACTCAAGGTCAAGTCAGTCAATGAGGTACTGCTGGCATGCGACAAGGTGCGCGCGCCGCGCAAGGGTGGATCGTCACATGGTGAAGGTCAGCGACTCGAAGCAGGACACTTGCACCTGACCATTCCAGCCAGTGCGACGCGTGAAGACATGCTGGCGATGGCAACGCAACTGATGGAACTGGCGATGTCGAAGTTTGAACAGCCAGAAGCGGCGCAACCTGAGAGTCAGGAAGCATTGACAGGTGAGCCAGCATAAAAAATGGGCCGCGTGAGTGCGCGGCCCGAAGCCCCCATCATGGCATACTGCCCCGCCTATTATGCCGCATGAGGGTGTTGAGCATCCTACGCCGCCAGTTGGACCGCCCATTGCGTAACATCCGGTCAATGACGATAGTCGCGTTACTGGCGGCGTTCACTTCTTCGACGTCAAGCACACCTCGCCTGATGCTGATGGTCAAATCCTCGACGTCACACACGTACGCGAACCGTACCCATGCTGTGCGCTCGATAGTTCGTTGCGGTCCTGTGCCCTTGCTCATATCGACCCCTTCATCAGTTCCTGATACTGTCGTGACGCCTCAAGCGGATCAACCGATACCACTGTAACCTGTTGCGCGCCCTGTGCGTTGATGCCGACCTGATTCGTTACCTGCACTGCTGGGGCGTCCTTG